GCAAAGAACCTTGGCCTAAATGTGTTTGTCAACACGGCGCGGCGCAGCATGATCCTAACTTTAAACCATGAATCTAACGTTTGAATTTAGAAATCAAGAACAAGAGCAATTTTACTGGTCGCGCAAGCGAAACAATCGTTTTGGTGGCGGATTCGGTAATGGCAAAACATACGTTGCTTGTCAGCGTGCTATTACTATGCTTTTAACTTTTTCTAATTATCGTGTCGCTATAGCACGCCAAGTTTATAAAAACCTTCGTGCAACCACGATGCAGACTTTTTTCAAGATCCTACCTAAAGAATTTATTTTCCGCCATGACGAACAATTTGGCATTACCATCCTAACAAACGGTTCTGTAGTATATTGGCTGCATCTTGACCAGATGGACGAGGCGACGGCGAAGGGTTTTGAAATAAATGCGTTAATTATAGATCAGGCCGAGGAAGTAGAAGAAAGTATCTTTTTACTCATGGATTCCCGCGTAGGGCGGTGGGATAAAGCACAAGTTCCACAAGAATTGCTAGATTTAGTTCAAGGAAATTGGCCAAAACATCCTGATTGGGGGCACTATTTAGTACATAATTATGTTGATATACTCGACAATCCAGCAGACGATGAATACCATTGGGTTCAAAGATATTTCGATGATGATTCTCCTGAAAGACGGCCACAAACCACCCATTTTTCTGTCGTTAGACAAACAGACGACAGACTTAATGATAAAGCTACCATTGCACAAATTCTCACTAGAGACCCTGCGTGGATCGACAAATACTATTACGGAAAGAAAGTTATTAGCGGAGCTAGAATACATACCGTTCCGGACGATTGTAAAATAGATCCAGCGAAGCTAACGCCTGAGCAATTTAATGATTTACTACGCATAATTAAGACAAAAGCAGGCTTATATCGCGTTTTAGATCACGGCGAGACTTCACCGACTTGCGTAGGATGGATAGCCTGTTTTAATGGAATTCATCTTTTTTTCGGAGAATACTATACTCCCGGCGTAACTATTTCGGTGCATCGGCAAAATATCTACGATATTAGTGTAGAGCTTGTAGGGGATGAAAATCTTAATAATTTTACTGATTTTGCTGATCCTTCTATATTTAAAACTGAAGGTCAAAAGAAGGGTGGCTTTTGGTCAGTTGATAAAGAATACACCGATACTGATGAAATCTCGGCGCCGCCTATCTATTTTGCTCCTGCGGACAATAACGAATTAGCTACTAGAAATCGAATTAACGAATTGCTTCGGCCTTCCGAAAAGTTTTTCCATCCAATAACTAAAGTGACGCCCGCGCCGGGAGTCTACTTTCTTATGTCTTCTCCCATTTATCCACATGGAGTGCATAATATAGTTATTGAGACTAATAAACAAAAGAAAGAACTTTTGGGCGAAATCAACGGAAAGAAGTTTTATTCTGACGAACGAGATAAAAGCGTAGTCGATCATGGTTATGATGTTTTGCGTTATTATGTAGCTATTCACGGTAGTGGAGTCCCTGAAGTAACTAGAAGGGCTCCGCGGCGCAGTTTTGCCCACTTTAATAAAATTTACAAGATGAGACAGCAGATGCTGATTCAAGGTTAAGGAGAATAAGGTGTTAAGATGTAAAATGCGAGTTACTGAAGTTGCACACATTAAAGATAGTAATGGAAATACTGAACAAGAAAGAGTTCAACTAAACGCAGTTTATGGCGATACAGAAGAAAATAAACAGTGGTCTAAATGGACACCATCGGCTAGTTTTGTGATAACTATTAACAATCCTGACGCGATTGGTAAATTATCTTCAGGACGTGAGTATTTTGTAGATTTTATTCCTGTTAAATAATGCAAACTAATAATCCTTGGTCCAATAGAATTAGAAATGCGAATAAGTATTACGAAGAGTGGGAAAACCGTTTTCGTTGTAAGACTTTAGAAGATTACTATGAAGGTTTTCAATGGTCTTTAGTTAATGGGCAGCGCATACCCGAAAATTTAGGTATTCGTCGTCCGTATACTGTAAATTTAGTTTATACTACTATTAGACGTAAAATTGCAAATATAACGTATTCCTATCCAGAATTTCTGATTGATCCTCAACCAGGAAACATGGACTGGAATCAAGATTTCGCTGTACGAAGTGCGATGATTAAACAAGCAGCGCTAAACACAGTTATATCTAATCCTAAATTAGAGTTTGTAGAAGATATTCGTTTAGCGGCGATAGATAGTTTCTTTCGATTCGCAGTATTAGAAATAGGTTACGCGGAAGATTATAGAAATCCTAATAAGCCTAAGATGGAAATGGCATCGCATGAAAATCCAGATGTTAGCGAATCACGAGATAAAGTTGTTAGCGATGAACCTCCAGCATCAAATCAGTTATTATACACGAAATGGATTAGCGCTAAGCGATTTAGAGTCAGCATGGCTGATGATATTAAACTCAGAAACTGTGAGTGGTGCGGATACTACGGCTTCATGCCCAAAGAGGTATTACTTAATACAAAAGAGTTTTCAGTTCCAGCAGAACTTAAAAACACATATTTTTCAGCTGATCTCGTAGACGCACAAGATTACGCAGCGGGACTTTATGATAAAGATACTCTATTAGATCTCGCAAAGCGTGGCGACCTAGTAAAGTATTGGCGTATTTGGGATAATGTTTCTGGCAAAGAAAGATTAATTCTTGATTCCGGAGGACACGAAGTATTTGAAAAGCCTTTTGAGCGTATCCCGCTTGCTACGCATCGCTCTGATTTATCTCTAGGAGGATGGTATCCTATTCCTCCCGTTTGGCAATGGCTCTCTCCTCAAAATGAAATTAATGAGAGCCGCGAGCAAATGCGTAAATACCGCAGGCGGAGTACTAGAAAGTTTGAGGTTACTAAGGGCGATCACGATATTGATGAATTAGAAAAACTAAAATCTGATGAAGATGGTTCTATTATTGTTACTAAGCGAAAAGATGGAATGCCGTCGATTAGACCTATTACTAATCCTGATTTAAATGCAGCTATTTTAGATGGTTTAACTGTAGCTAAAGATGATTTTGATACTATCGCGGCAATACCTGTTGCTACTGGCCGCGCAAGCGATAGGCAAACCGCGACGGCAACTAAAAAATTAGCTCAAGATCAAGCTATAGTTGAATCATTAGAACAAATAGATTTTAGTCGTTTTGTTAGCGCTGCGGGCCGAGAAATATTACTTCAGATGTCCGAAAATATGGACGAAGGAATGTGGATCAAATTAACGGCTGATCCAGGGAGTAATATCTTTACTGAAATTCAAGCAAATCAAGATGTTTACCATTGGTTGCGTACGCAAGACTTAGCTGATGGTTATGATTTTTCAGTGCGAGTAAATGTCAAAGATTCTACCCCGGCGCAGATGGCACTTGAAGAAGAAAAGTATGTTAAGTTCTTAGCTTTAATGAATACTTATCCGCAAATTGCTATGAGCGCAGCACTAGTTAGAGAAACTGCTTATAGAGTAGGTTATAAGAATGAAGCAGTGATTAGAGTGTTTCAGGAGATGGCATTAATTAAGTTAATGGATACTGCCAATAGAGCGGAAGTTTCAGTTCTTGAATTAGGTTTAAATGGTGGAGCACCTAGTAATGGCACTAACGCGAATAACCAAAGCAAAGCTATTTCTTCTCAGAATTCTCCTAATTCCGTCGATGAAATTAACGCTCAATTAAATAATCAGGTGCAATAATGATAACTAAATCTAATGGCTATCAAGTTAAATCAGAATCAGGAAAAAACTTATCTAAACCAGGGCTAAGTAAAGGCGCGGCGAAGAAAAGACTCTCTCAAGTAGAATATTTTAAACATAAAATCTCCAAGTCTCAATCTAAAGCAATGAAAAGTAAGAAAGGTTAACTATGAAATTCTTATTCTCTAAAGAAGAGGGCGGCGGAACTGAAGAAAAAGATCCTATCGCTGACGCGGCGAAAGAAGTCGATAAGACGTTTAAAGCCGAAGGCGTAGAAGAAGAAACAAAAGAAGAAGAAACTAAAGAAGAGCCAGATAAAGAAGATGAAGAAGAAAAAGAAGAAGAAGAAGATAAAGATAAATTAACGCCAGAGCAGCTTGCTCACGCGACAAATATTTTTAAAGCTCTTCAAAATCCTGAATCTGCGAAAGCAACAGTCGAAGCGTTAGCTAAACTTTCAGGTGTTGAATTAAAAGAAGTAGAAACTAAGAAAGAAGAAAAGGAAGTAGTTAAAACAGTTAAAGACTATGTAAAAGAAGAACTTGAAAAATATCCTTTCTTAGCTGACGCTATTGGCAACATTTTAGAAAAAGCTATACCTAATATTGTTAAAGAACAGCAGAAAGAACTTGCTGAAAAGATTGAACGTCAGGAAGAAAGAGAACTTCAAGCACGCGCCGCGGAAGCTCAGGATAAAGTTTTAAGCGAATTCAATGAAGTTAAAGTAGAATTACTTCAAGAAGTATTAAGAATACAAGAGGAGGGAGAACTTAGGCCGGGAGCCAAATCAACTAATGAAGGCTATTTTAGAGCTTGTTTAAGAATGGCTTCAGATAATTTAAAGATTCCTTTAGAGCCAAAGTCTTCCAAAACAGAAACTAGGGAAAAGGCAAAACCTAATCCATTAAATAATTTGCATAAGTCAGGCAACCGAAGCGAGAAAGAGGGCGTTGAAGTTGCAAAACCGCTAACGATAAAAAACGCAATTGAGTTAGCAATCGAACAAGTCGAGGCTAAGTCAAAGAAAGCTTAAAAATGACAAAAAGAGAAGTATCTACTTCACGTTTTCTTTTTGCTCTTGCTTCGCTATCTTTACAAGTCTATTCTGTTTATCTTTTGTTTTTTGGTTCAGTGGCTGAAGGTATTTCGATAGCAACTATTACTTTTGGCGATACTTCCGCGCCGAGTGATATTGCAAAGTATTTTGATGCTGTTTTTACTCAGTCATTGCAGAATTCTCGTGGAATGTTAATTGATAATATTGGCGCGAGCAATGCTTTTCTTCATTCTCTAATTAAATCTGACAACTATGAAGCCACCGATGGTGGAACGCATATTGAAGAGCAATTAATGCATGCGCTTTCTCCTATGGAAAGTTACGATGGCTACGATGAACTTTCTACTGCTCCAACCGATGGTATATCGGCTGCTTTATATGAGTGGCGACAATTAGCGACGCCAGTTACCTACTCAATGAAAGAGGTAATTCAGAATCGACGTAAAATTATTAATCTCGTAAAAACCAAAATGACTCAGTGCCAAATGGGTATTGAGGAAGGTTTTTCACGTGATTTTATGCAAGGTTCTGGCGCGGGCGCATTAGCTACTCCGCGAGTTAATGGTGTTAATGGATCTTTATCTATTGAACCATTACCTAAATTAGTTCGATATGATCCTACTTTTGCATCTACTGTATTAGTAGGAAATATCAATCCATCTACTTCTGCATGGTGGAGAAATAGGGTCTTAGAAGATGGAACTGCTCCGTCTGTAGCTTCTACTACGCCAGCAACATTCTTAAAGAACTGGATGAACATTTATAATACCTGTTCTTTAGGAACTGGCGGTTCTCCAGATATTTGTTTAGTGGATCAAGGGACTTATGAACTTTGTTCAATGGTTCTCTATGAGCGTTATCGGAATACGACAACTTCTGATAATACTTTCCCTTTTACAAATATCAGAATTCCTTTCGGTTCTGGTAAATCTCTCTTAGTCTTAGACGATAAGGTTCCAGACGTTTTCTCAGGAACACTTGCGACAACTACTTTTGGAACTATGTATCTTTTAAACTCTAAATTCTTCAAAATTCGTCCAATTGAAGGACGAGATTTTGAAATGTTAACTGATGAACAAGGTAAGACTTTTGCTAAGCCAATTAATCAGGACGCACGCGTAGGTCATTGTGCTTGGATGGGTCAAACTACAGTAAACAATCGTAGGAAACATGGTGTTTGGGGAAAAATTCCTCGCACGTTAACTTTCTAATTTTAAGTGGGGAGTCTACTTTTACGTTCTTGCCAAAAGCGTAGAAATAGTAAAGAGTGGGTCAAACTCCCCACTTACTTAAGTAACGAGGGCTTAAAGGAGATTAAATGAGATTTAAAGTAGTTGGAACAAAACGCGACATTATGGCTGCTGTCATTAAGAATAAGGACACAATCATAATTAAACGCGGCGGGCCGGTTTTCTATGCATTAAACGGCACTGACGATGGTTATGCTGCTATTTCTGCAAATAATTTAGCTTCGGCATTGCAAGGAAACTTTCTTGGTGTCGCCTTAGAAGATATGGCAGTAAACGCATTAGCGCCAGAAGTTCAATGTTTTGGTGTTAATGATAATACTCGCGTTAGAACTGCAACACGCGCAGCTTCTACAGATGTTTGGGCATCTTATGCTGCTGGCGCAATTGGGGATATTTTATCTCCAGTTACAGGAACTGGTCACGCGGCGGGATCTACTGAAGCAGATCAAGCATTTTCTAATGGTGGCTCCGCGGCATATTCAGTTTTTGCTAGAGTTCGTTTAGCCCAATCTTATGCTTCTGCGACCACGCAAGCTTCTTCTATTGGTGGATCTTCTACTGCATCTGTTTCGTTAATGAAGGCTAAAATTACAGCTATGTAATCGGGGAGGGGAGATTGATTTATTCTTTCTCCCCTTATTTTAAATGAGAGTATTTGTTCTAGTTAATGCTTTACAAGGTGTCAACTCTTTTGTTTATAATAATCATATTGAATTTTTTGTATATTCAGCAAAAAATATTCCAAATCTAGAATTTAGATTTTGGGTGCCACATAGAATGTCAATAGATCATGCGCGAAACCAAGCGGCAATTTATGCTAAACAGACTGAGTGTGATTATTTAATGTTCATTGACGATGATGTTATGATTCCACGAGATACTTTAGTTAAATTACTTGCCGCAGACAAAGATATAGTTGCAGGATTAGTAATTATTAGAGGTTATCCATTCAATGTAATGGCATTTAAATGGAATGGCGAAAAGTCATTAGGTTATTATAATGATCTACCTAAAGAACCTGATGGATCGCTAACGAAGCTAATAGAATGCGATGCTGTTGGATTTTCATGTTGCTTGATTAAAATAGATGTCTTAAAAGCAATAGAGCCACCTTATTTCTTGACAATGAAATATCAAACAGAGGATGTTTACTTCTGTTTAAAGGCATCTGAATTAGAGCCTAAACCTTCAATTTATATGGATACAACCGTTAAGTGTGGGCACTTTTTAAACGCCGAAACTATAGAATATGATACTAGACAGAAGTTTAAAGATTTCTATTCTTTTGCATATGAAGAAATTCCTGACAAGGGTAGAGATGAGCAATATATAAAAGATTGTCTAGCGGCCGCGGTGAAGCAATGAAATTAAATTATGGATCAGGCGAAACAAAATTAGATGGTTTTATCAATATTGATATAGAACTCTCGGCGAAGCCGGATTTAGTTTGTGATCTTCGTAAAGAACCTTTTCCTTATGAAACTTCTTCGATAGATGAAATCAGGTGTATTCACAATTTAGAACATATTGAACAAAAGTATTGGAATCAAGTTTTTGCTGAATTTTATAGAGTTTTAAAGCCTGAAGGATGTCTTTATTTAGCATATCCTGAATTTGAAATCTGTGCAAAGTTTTTTATCGAAGATTTTAAGGGAATGCGTGATTTTTGGCAAAAAACTTTATATGGCCGTCAACTTTATCCCGGCGACTACCATGTTGTACCTATGAGAACTGGTCAAGTTATTGATTATTTGAAGAATCATGGGTTTCACAAAATATCCTCTACACCTGAACCATTTGAAGAATATAATACATTTGTAGAGGCTTTTAAAGGTGAACTCCCGCTTACGCGTGAACAGATATTTAGACGTGAAGTTTTTGCAATATGACTTATCAAGAAATAAAAGATCATATTAGAAGTAATTTAAATGACGCAGGAGTTTTAAATTATAGTGAAACTGATCTTATTGAGAGCGTCGAAGATGCGGAAGCAGAGATTAGTTTTCTTGCTAGGCATATTATTAAGACAACTACGTTGCCATTTCAAGCTACGCCTTATTATGATTTTAGATTGCTTGGCGTAGAGGACTTTTTATGTGTTACAGCAATTTTTAATGAAAATACTAACCGTTGGTTAAGAGATGATTTAACGCTCCGCGACTTTGATAGAATTCGAGACGATTGGGAATTATGGACAGGGACACCCCAACATTGGGCACCTGTTAATTTTGAATTAAATGCTATTGTTCCATATATGCCTTCCCCTTCGGGAAATTTAGTTTTATACTACGCTGCTAAAGCTAGTGAATTAGTTGATTCTACTTTAACTCCTCTTATTGCTACCGACTGCCAGCGTTTGCTAGAATTATACTCAACAGGTGATCTTTTAGAACAATTTGAAGAATATACTAAAGCTAATGAGTATTTCAATGAATACTATCCTTTGTTAGCAGATTATTCGGCTAGAGTAAAAAATCAAGCGCGGCGGGATCTTTTGGTCTTAATTTAGGTAAAGAAATGCCTCCAGTTTGGTCAGCAGAACAATTAAATCGTTGGTTACTTCAGACAGAGGAAACCTTTGTTAATGAATATAACTGCATCATTGACAGGCTTGCACTTGATATAGTTTCAGGAACTGATGTTTATCTTTTACCAGATTACGTCATTAATATCCGCCGAATAACATATAGAGGGATTAAAATAGATCCAATTAGTCACAGAGATCAACGCGAAGCGTTAGATGGTTTAACTTCTCAAGGGCGTCCAGATTGTTATGTATTTAATAATCTAGGACAGATGAATATTCGACTTTTCCCGGCGCCGAGTGAGACTTTAGTTTCAACGCAACTTGATTTATTTAACCCAGATGTAATTAGAGAGCAGTGTATTGTAGAATTTTATGCTGCGCCTAATGGAATAACTTATCAAATACCTGATTATTTTAGAAGGCGAATGCTAAAAGCAGGTGTTTTAAAGTATGCTTTTACTGCTGAAGGTAAAGGACAAAATATTAAAGCAGCTAAGTATTGGTCAGCAAAATGGCAAGCATTAAAAGAACTTTATGGCGATCATTTATATGATACTTTAAATACGCCAAGAAGATTAATTCAAACTGATTTTTATGGACAATTTCCAGCATTTGCTACTTTACCTAGAGACAGATTTGGTATTGGTTTAAACCCCGGAGAATGAAATGGCAATACATACCGCGGCTGCATTAAATTGGACAGACATACAAGCGGCTTTAACCGCTGCCGAAGCAGACACAGATGCAACAGTTGAAATTGTTTTACCTGCGGGATCAGGAAATATTGATAATCAACTTCTATTTACATCGAATATAAATACAACAAGATTAATTATTCGTGGTGCAGGAAAAACTTCAACAATACTTACAGATACTTACGAAAATTCAGCAGTTTTTTTTATTATTACACTATCTGCTGTAAATATTGACGCTGATATTTATGGATTCAAGTACCTTCCAGGGCCTAATTGGGCTTTAAATTCTAAACCAGATATATTTGTTATTTTTGGAAATACAAATAAGCTAAAGATTCATGCTTTTCATATTGATTGTGCTAGTACATCCACAAATGTTGCTAATGTGTGGAGAACATATGGTACAATGTATGGTGTAATGTGGGATTGTAAATTTGAATTTTTTGGCACTGGTGGAGCATTTCATCCTAGATTTTTAGGCGCCAGTGGAGAAGGCGATGAGTTCTGGGCAGAAGCAACTAATCGAGGTGGATTAGATTATTTCTTTTTTGAAGATAATGAAGTAACTGCAGTTATAGATAGCGCTGTTGAGGACTGTGAACGCGGAACAAAGTGGGTAGCTAGATTTAATTTTCTTAGAAATACAGGATTTCAAACACATCCAACAGCAGGAGACCGTGGAAGAGGAAATAGAGCATTAGAAATTTATTGTAACGATAGCGAAGATAATGCTGCTTCGCTTTTATTTAATTATATGTTTATGAGCAGTGGATGCATGTTGATGTGGAATAATCCAATTACCGCAGGATATAAGCATGTTGTAACTATGCATTCAATGAGAAAGATTTCTCAAGCTTTTGGTGGGACTTACTCTGAAACTATGACACCAGATGGATGGGGATACTCTGGACCAGCAAGAAAGACTGGAACAGTTGATACTTCTGGAACTGCTGTTACTCATGTTAGTGGTGATTTATTTGATACGGGATGGGCAGTCCCATTTATGATGAATATTGCTGGGACTGATTTTTTAGCGACTTCAGTAAATTCTACAACATCAATAACGTTATCAACTAGTGCAGGAACTCAATCTGGAGCAGCTTATATTTTAGGAGCTAATTGGGATGGAAATGATAGTACAAAAACAGGTTATCCTTGCTTAGATCAAGTAGGACGTGGTGAAGGCGATTTATTATCTGGAGCATTTCCGAATACAATAAATGTTGATAATGGTAATGCAAATTCAACTAGTCCTAACGCATGGCCGCGACAAGCATTGGAGCCTGTGTATATTTGGCAAATGCCTTGGACAGTTCCTCCAGGGTCAGGAGGATCTTTTATTGGTATGGGATCAGATACAATTCAAGAGAATAGAGATTATTATTTAGAAAATCCAGATTTTATTTCTGGTGGTGGATTAACTGGCGTTGGCATTGGAACGGCAGCACAAATGAATTCAGTTTCTGCTGTTGATGGAACTGCATTTTGGGTAAC